TTACGATCAGGAGCCGGAGGCGACGCGGCGCGCGATTGATGAAGACGGATGGCTGCACACAGGCGACCTGGCGACGATGGATATCGATGAGTGTTTCCGGATCACAGGGCGGGCGAAAGACATGATCATCCGGGCCGGCGAGAATGTGTATCCGCGCGAGGTGGAAGAATTCCTGCATATGCATCCGAAGGTGGCGGAAGTGCAAGTAGTGGGGATTCCGGACGCAAGGCTGGGCGAAGTGGTTGCAGCTTGGATTCGGTTGAAGGCGCCGGCGGAAGAGGAAGAAATCCGGGAGTTCTGCCGGGGGCGGATCGCGCACTTCAAAGTACCGCAGTATATCCGTTTTGTGGAAGAGTTTCCGATGACGGTGACGGGGAAGGTGCAGAAGTTTCGAATGCGAGAGATCGAGATCGAAGATCGCGGCCTGGGGGATGCAGCGCGGATTCGGACGGCCTAACAATGTCAGGTGACAGAAAAGGCGCGGAAATGTTCGGTGTGTTTTCAGGCATTTAGAGAGGCGAATTCTATCGCGTAGAAATCTGATTGATAAAGTCGGTGCAGGAGAGAGTTGCTTGCGGGCGCTTCTGGAAACGGAGGCGCCCATTTTTTTGGAACGAGCAATGGGGTGAGGATCATGGCGAGCCGGAAGGAACGAATCAGCAAGCTGCTGACGGAGATCGAAGAACGCCTGGATCTCAAGACCAACAAGGTAACGCTCGCGGACTTCATCCGGCTGACGCAGCTGGAGCGGGAACTTGAGGAAGAGGAGCAGCCGAGGGAGATTATCGTCACGTGGAAAGAGCCAGCGGAGAAACGCTGCGAATAGAAATAGACTATGTGCCGCTCCCATCACAAAGTAAGTTTCACAGATCGACTGCGAGGTTCAAGGGATTCTCGGGGCCAATTGGATCGGGAAAAAGCCAGGCATTATGTCAAGAAGCGATACGGCTGAGTTACTTAAATCCGGGAAGACAGGGACTAATCGGCGCCCCGACTTACCCAATGCTGCGGGATGCGACGCTAAGAAGCTTTCTGGAAGTACTCGACGACAATCGAATCCCCTATGAGTTGAATAAGTCGGAGTTAGTGCTGTTGATGAAGGACACCGGCTCGCGGATTTACTTTCGCGCGGTGGACGACTTTGAGCGGCTGAGGGGCACTAATCTGGCGTGGTTTGGTCTGGACGAGCTGACTTACACGACGGAAGAAGCCTGGATGCGGCTGGAAGGGCGTCTGCGAGATCCTCACGCCTCACGATTGTGCGGGTTCGGGGTGTGGACGCCGAAGGGGTTTGATTGGGTTTATCGCAGATTTATCCGCAACGGGGTGACAGGTTACGACGTTGTGCTGGCAAAGCCGTTTGAGAACAGCCATGTGCTGGACAAGGTCCCGGATTTCTACGATCGCCTGAAGGGGAGTTACGATGCAAAATTCTTCGAACAGGAAGCGCTGGGCGAATACCTGAATGTCCAGTCTGGCGCGGTCTATGAGGCGTTTAAACGAGCGAGGAATATCAGTGAAATGGAAGTTAATCCCAGGCTGCCGTTGTTTTGGGCACTGGACTTCAACGTGGATCCGATGAGTTCGGTTGTGGCGCAGAAGGACGGAGAGGAGATTCGAGTGCTGGATGAGGTGGTATTGAGCCGCGCGAGTACATTGCAGGCGTGCGAGGAGTTTCACGCGCGATATCCGAATCATCAGGCTGGCATCGTTATCTACGGGGACGCATCGGGTCAGAGACTGCAGACAGCGGGAACCACGGACTATCAAATGATTAAGGAGTTCTTTCGACAAACGGCGTACAGGAATCTGAAGTTCCGTGTACCTCCGAGTAATCCAAGCGTTCGAGAGCGCGTGGCTCTGGTGAACGCCAAGCTATTTTCAGCAGATGAGGATGTTCGGCTGTTGGTGCATCCACGATGCATCGGTCTGATCACCGACTTTGAAGAAGTTACGTTTAAGCCGGACAGCGGCATCATCGACAAAGAGAAAGACTCCAAACGAACGCATTTATCCGATGCGTTGGGTTACCTGATCTGGCAGGAATGCAGGCCGCGTACCAGGTTCGGAGAACAGGGGCGGAGATTACTTTAGGCGCGAAGAGCATCCGATGAACTTAGGCATGGCTGGACCAGACATTAATCACGAGCATCCGGAATACGCGGCGAAGCGCCCGATGTGGCGACAGTATCGGGATCTATATGCAGGGGGAGAACAATTCCGGGTTAGCGCGGATCAGTATCTGGTTCGCCGGCAGAAAGAGCCCGGAGACGTCTATATCGAGAGGCTGAGCCGGAGCTTTTACGAGAATTACGTCGGCTCCATTGTCGACTGGTACACGGCCACGCTGTTCCGAAGGGAACCGGCTCTTAGCTATGACGGGAAAAGCGAACGGTCGCGAAAGTTCTTTGGGCAATTTGCGGAAGACTGCGATTTAAAAGGGACTAATCTGGCGGAGTTTTTTCGCCGGCAATTCGTGGAAGCGCTGGTGTGCGGCAAGAGCTATGTGCTGGTCGATTTTCCACGGATGAGCGGGCCGGTAGGAACGCGTGCGGAGGAGGACGAGCGGGGAGCTTCGCGGGCTTACTTAGTGAGTTACGCGGCGGATGAGTTGATCAATTGGAGTTACGACGATCACGGGCAGTATCAGTGGGTGGTGCTTCGGACGCAGAGCCTGCGCAAGGAGCGGTTAGAGGATACGACGTGGGCGAAGCAGACACGCTGGGTCTATTACGACAAGGAAACATATCGGGTCTACGAACAAACCGAAGGCGGGACGCAACGTGGTCCTGTGGATATTGTGGCCGAGGGTAGACATGGGCTAGCGAAGCAGCAACGCGTTCCACTGGTAGAGTTACGCGTGTCGGACGGTTTGTGGCTGCTCAATAAAGCGGCGACGCTGCAACTGGAGCATTTCAACAAGTCGAATGCGCTGGGTTGGGCGTTGACCATGGGCCTGTTTGCGATGCCGGTCATTTACTCGGAGCGCGATTGGGATCAAGTGATGGGCGAATCGTACTACATTCAACTCGGCCCTCAGGACCGGTTTGGATGGACCGAGCCGCAGGGGACTGTGTTTCAGATTGCCGCGGATAATTTAACGAGGCTACAAGAAGAGATCTATCGCGTGTGTTACGTGACGCATGCGGGCGGATCGATGTCGGGCAACGCGGCGCAGTCGGGATTGAGCAAACAGCGCGACTACGCGATTACACAAGAGGTTTTGCGCGCGTATGGGGATGCCGTCAAAGACGCGATGAAACGCGTTCTTCGGGCGGTGGACACGGCGCGAGAGGACGGGCTGAGCATCAACGTTTCTGGAATGGATGAGTTTGACATCGGGGATTTTGGCACCGAACTGGAAGACGCGCAGCGGTTATTGAGCTTGGGGATGGATTCTCCGACGTTACGGAAGCAAGTGTACAAGAAACTGGCGTTCCAGTTTCTATGCGATGTCCGGCAAGACGTGAAGGACCAGATCGGGCGCGAGATCGATCAACAAGAATCTTCAACATAAAGCGGCCGACGGGCCATTGCGCAGGAGGGTTATGGAAGAGCAAAAGACCGAAGGGGCGGAGCTGCGTTCACTGATACGCGGCGTGATCGAGGAATTTGTGCAGTCCGAACAAGTGAAAGCGGAGCCAGCGTATAAGGCCGAGCTACTAGACGAGCGCAAACGGCGCGAGGACTTAGAGAAGCGCGTCAACGATCTGGTTAAAGAAAATCACCGGAGCCGGAAGATGGCGGACGAGGCGGAGCGGAGCTCATCGATTCGCGCAGAGCTACAGCGGTTGGGCGTGGCTAAGGTTGATCTGGCGTATCGAGCGGTGAAGGATGACATTCAGCGGCGCGACGACGGCCAGCTGATAGCGCCTGGAGAAGTTTCTCTTCGGGATTATTTAGCGCAGTTTGTGCAGGAGAATCCCGAGCTGCTGCCGGCTCGCATGACGGGTGGATCGGGAATGGGATCGGGACCAAAGGCAGCGACGAATACGGGCGGGCTCGATCTAGACAAGATTCGGCCGGGCATGAGTCCGGAAGAACTGGAGAAGGTTCGTCAGGAAGTCTCGAGAGTTGCGAACCAAGCACTACGAGGCATGTGAGACGGCTCCGGGAGGCGGCTCAAGGCGAACACGTGGCCCGGTAAATAGGACGGAAAGAGACAAAAGGACAATCTAAATGCCAACAATTACATCAGCAAATGTTGCAACTGCAATCGTGAAATTAGTCGCGGTAGATGCCTTGCCGGCGCTCGTTAGTAACTTGATCATGGGAAACTTGGTCAACCGGGATTATGAACCGACCTTAGCGAATGCGGGGGATACGGTGAATGTCCCGATCCCGCCCACACTGGTGGCGAATAACATCGCGGAAGGCGGGATGGTTCAGACGCAGAATCCGAGTTTAGGGAACGCACAGATCGTGCTGAACACGCATGCGGAAGCCACGTTCCAGATTCCGGATGTGACGAAGGTTCTAGCAGTTCCGGACCTATTGCGACTATACATGCAGCCGGCCGTAGTAGCGATCGCGGAGTCGATCGAAACCGACATTTTAAGCCTGTATTCGCAATTCAGCTCGAACGCCCCGGTGGGAACGGCTGGGGTGCCGTTGATAGAGGGTGTTGTGGACGCCGCGGAAACGGCGCTATTTCAGGCGAAGGTCCCGGGTATGGCTAGTAAGTACCTAGTGGTTAATCCAGCGAGTTACTCCGCGCTTAGACAGATCCCACGATTTAGTGAATACTATTCCGCCGGAGATGCAGGATTGCGGGCATTGGTGGACGGTTCTGTCGGAAAGATCAAAGACTTCTTCGTGTTTCGATCGCAGCTTGTCCCGACGACTGGCAGCGGACCGGTGAGTACTCATAATCTGGCCTTTTCGAGAGACGCGATCGGGCTTGTGATACGCCGTTTGCCGCAACCGCTTCCCGGGACCGGCGCCATTGCCGAGTATGCCGAAATGGGCAACTTTGGCATCCGAGTGGTGATGAGTTATCAGCCCAACACGCTGGCGCAGCAGTTCACCGTTGACGTGCTCTATGGGACTGCGGTTTTGCGAAACTCCTTTGGAGTGCAGGTAAACAGTTAGGTCGAGCGGACAAGAGGCAGCAAGGATCGCGGGCGGAGGCGAAAGCGTCTGTCCGCGCATAAGAAAGAGGGGCGGGATGGATTTGAGAGCGTTTTACCAAAAGCTACGAAAGATCGAGCAAGGGATCGTGGATCCGCACGTGGTGGTTGTGAGCGAAGAGACGCCGGATGGCGGGCGGCCAGGTCAATTGGCGGAAGTATCGCGCGGTAATGCGGCTCGGCTCATCTTGGAGGGACGGGCCCGCCTGGCGACGCTGGAAGAGGCTGCGGAATTTCGAGCCGCCGCACAAGGCGTTACAAGAAGCGCAGCAGAGGCAAATGGCGGAAAAAGTACAAGTAAATGTGATTTCGGACGCTGATTTGCGCGCGTTGAAAAGCTCGGTGCGTACGGAGAAGCGGTAGCGAGCGCGGCGCATGGCACTATTCACCGATGGTCCCATCATTATGGCAAAGGACTTACAACAATACGAAGCATCGGTCCTGAATGATGCCAACGCCGAGGGGATTGACGTCGCCGCTAAGGTTAGCTTGGCGCAACAAGACGTAGGGAGTGAGCTCCTGCTGTTCCTCCTTCGGCGATCGACTTTTCGGGACGATTGGCCGAATGTCAGGCGATCGGTGGGACTGGGTGATGTTGTGGTGACGGATATGCTTCGGCAGTGGCACATAAATAAAACGCTCGCGATGGTTTATCAAGACGCATATAACAATCAACTGAATGACCGGTATCAAGGTAAGTGGAAGCAATACGAGCAACTCGCGAAGAGAAGCTCGCAAACTTACTTCCAACTCGGCGCCGGCGTAGTGGCAGATCCGGTTCCGAAGGCGACGATACCCGCAGTGACCACAGTTCCAGGGAATGGCAACGGGGCGGTATTCTACGCCGCCGTGACGTGGGTAAATGCGGGAATCGTCGCCTTCGGAAC